GAAAAGCTCCGAGTGCTCCTGAACGCTGAAGAGCCGCTCACCGTCGCGGGTCTTCTGGAAAGCGCTGAGGTAGAACTTCACGCCGGGGTTCCCCGTCCTGGGGTCAGTGTAAGTGCCGAGAGTAACGGCAGCGATACCGTAGCAGCCAGGATAAAGCTCGTCCTGGTTGGCCGCTTCAATCTTGCTGGTGTCGGGGCCGAAGACCTGGATACCGCCAGGGCCGTCCGCCCCATGCTTGTTGAAGATGGTGTTCGGGCGAATGACGATCTTACCCTTGTAAGCGTCACCCGGCTTGTTGCGAGCCTCCCGATCTGCGGCCAGTCGATCGCCGCTGATGTAAGGCTTGAGGATGTTCTTGTCGTTGACCCAATCGTCTTCCATGCTGTCGCCCCAATGCTCACAGACAGCATCGATCAGCGCATCTTCGACCGTGCCCTCTCCGACGATCTGAGCCGCATCGAAAGCAAGCTCGACCTTGTATTGCGGGGTGGCCTCAGCCTTGGGGTTGTTGGGGTTGACGTAGGTATCCTTCGCGAAGAGCGCCGAGTTGATGAGGCGACCCTCGGGGAGAAGGATTTTCGTGGGAGTGCTGTTCTCAGTCATCTACTTCTTTCCCTTCTTGGTTTGGTCAGTGAACATAGCTCGAACATTCTGGTTTACTCCGGGCCTGTTGTCGTCCCCTGAGACAACGGCTAGACCACGGTCAGGTTTGAAAGCCCAGCGAGCGGTGAGCTTCTCCCCCTCAGGCATCTTCTCGATCTCAACTGGAGACTTCAGTTTGGGGTCAGTCATAGCGCGCTTCCCAAACTTCTTACGAAGAGCGGTGTCAGCCCCGTCTTTCCACTCTCGATTGGAGCGGGCTTTAGCGAGCTTTTGGCCGGGGATAAGTTGCCCCGCCATCATACGCTCATACGCAGTCTTCTCGGCAGCTTTGCCGACGATCTTCTCCAACACCCGAAGTTCTAGAAGGCGACCTACTTGTTCATTCGTAAGTGCGTCAGCCCCCTTTTCTGCTAGTTTCGTAGCCATCTCTCGAAATTCCTCCATATCCTCCATAAGGCGAGGGCACGCATGGCTGCGCGCAGGGCAGAACCGGCAGTGCAAACCGCTTATGGTATCACGTGATACCAACGCTTTGTCCATTGCCGGTACAAGCTCGTCTTCCATCCACGCGAGAAGATCGTCAATGCTGACCGTCCAATACCGAAGCGGGCCATCGAAGTGGAAACCTCGGGGCTGAGCGATGTGGACCACGATCAGATCAATCTTATCCCAAAGCTCTAGGTCTTCGAGCACGCCGCAAGCGTAGTACATACCTTGGGCGTTACGGATAACGTCAACAACGACACCAGCCCCGTGCTTATAGTCCCACACGTGAAGCACGCGCTCCTTAAGCATGAGATGCACGAAGTCTGAGGTGCCGTAGAAATACTCGTGGATCGTGGGGCAGTAGAATTTCTTCTCGACCCAGGTGTTAGTGCCCAGGTCTCGAACCGGGTGCATGAGCCGTACCGCATCGAGGTAGGTTTGCACGGCGTCTGACATATCCTTATCAACAAGGATCGTGCCCCCCGCAGTATCCGCACCCATCTCTACGCCTATGTAGCTCCAGGCGTCAGTGTTGAGGTTGAGGCATAGCTCACCCAGCTTATGCGCAGCCTGCCCCAGCGTGGCGAAGTCACTCTCGTCTTCCACAATACCCTGGCTGAGCGAGACAGAGCCGGGGCACTTCATCCATCGAGGTGCCCCGGACCCGCCAAGTGGGCTATGCCCGGTAGGGATTGTCACCATCAGCTTTGCTCTGCCTCGATAGCATCCTGAAGCTTGTTGATGAACCGCCGACGCACGTCTTGATCCTCCAGCTTACGAAGATCGTCCACGTCAAAGTCGGCCATGATCTCCTTCACGCCTCTAGGCGTAATGACCGCCGCAGCTTCACTCGCCGCCTTCGTCAGGTCAGCGTTGCTGATCTCGCTGTCGTCAGAAGGGGATGACGCAGGCGCTTCCGATTTCGTCGAGGCACGGCGGCCTCGGCGTCTGGTCGTTGTCTCTTCGCCACCCGCACCCTCGGCAGACGTACTCTCCTGCGTAGGGTCCGCAGCAGCTTTACCACGCCTCCGTCGCCGGGGGGCCGGTTCGTCAGAAGGGGATGCGGCTTCCGCAGTCGAGGCATCTGAGGCTTCGGTCGTCCCATCGTCCACCGCAGTCGAGGCACCTGAAGCTTCCGCCTCCGCTGCCCTGGCCGCTGCCATCTCGGCCTTCGTCCGGCGCTTGCGCTTCGGCTTGACTGGCTCTGTCGTGTCCGCACCAGTTGCAGTAGGGTCCGCTTCTTCTCCCTTGGTATCACGTGATGCCTCGCTCGGAGCTGGACCCGCCCCCAACAGAGCTAGAACATATGCAGTTGCCGTACCGGGGGGCAGGTTATCAAGATCGAGAGTAATAGACACTTCGGTGCGTAAGTTTGGCGCAACACTAGCTTGCACCCGTTTGATAGTGTAACTCACGTTCATTCTCCTTTCGATTTTCTTCCCGCTTGTGTATGCCCAACAGTATAGCCTGAAAGAAACAACAGTGTCAACACTCCTGTTAGGCGTCGAGAACCTTGTGAATATTACCAGCTTTGTAGATTGCCGCACCCAGTACTCGCTCGTCGAAAGAATTAGGCACGGTGGGGATATGCCCAAGCGCATAGCTACCCTTCTGCCCGAACCTGTGGATGCGATCAAGTAGCTGGTCGTTCTTGCCCGGCACCCAATCCGGCTCTGCGAATATAACGTCTTGCGCTTCGGTCAAAGTCCACCCTTCCCCAAGCGTTTGCATCTGCCCTATTATTCCCCGGATGCCGGGGTTAGTCTGGAACTTATCTACCGCGTTCTGTCGCGCTCTTGGGGTGGTGTTACCGTCCATGTAGACGAGACCGATATCGGCCAGTCTCTCGCGGAGGTACGCGAGCACGCTACGATGCCACGCCCCGATGACGACCTTCTCCACGCCGCTGCGCAGAACCTCTTCAATGTAGTCCGCGACGGCAGGAGCTTTCGCTTCCCCGAGAAGCCTACGCGCGGTCGCTATCTCCCCATCGATGGGGAAGGCTCGATCAAAGGCGCCAGGGTCCATCTCGTACAGGCGCTCCACCTCAGTCCAGCCTGGGTGCTTAAGCGCTTGCCTCATGGCCGCATCGAGAGGAAGCGGGAACACGTGCCACCTCTTCTTGGGCAGTTCATGCAACACTTGGCCTTTAAGGCGGCGGACCATAAGGTGTTTGCGCAAGCGGTACTGTAGATCGGCGTGATTAATGGGCACGTTGCGTACCCGGCTCGACCAGTGCTGCTTAGTGATGCGCTGCTTTGTCTTGGGGTGGATCGTCGTAGTTGTGACCCAACCCCCGCCTTCGTCGTAGTAGAAGTTGCGGAAATCATCTAAGGGGGCGCGATCTATAGCGTCCCAATTTAGCAGTCGAATTGCGTTGTAGCATTCGATAGGCTGGTTCGGAAGGATGGTGCCGCTGAGCATGGTTATTCGCCCGACGACAGAGGGGAGACAGTCGGGCGCGCAAATGCTAAGCGTTCGCTTATTCCCCTTAGGGTCTTTGAGGGCGTGCGCTTCGTCGAGGATCATGTGATCCCAGCGTAGCTCCATAATAGCGTCGAGGATATTCTTATTACGCAGTAGAGCATAAGAGAGGATGACGTAGTTAGCCGTGTTGCTGACGCCATCCTTAGACTTGAGTACAGGGTATGTCTCTACGTTCGGGAGCGTGGACCACAACCACACCTCACGCTCCCAATTGAGGCGAAGACTGGCCGGGCATATGACGAGGGTGGATTGAGCCTCCAACGCATTACTGATGAGGATACCCTCGCAGGATTTACCCAGCCCCGGCTCGTCACCTATAAGGGAGTGGTTGCGCGCAAGCGAATACTCTGCGCCCGCAAACTGGAACTCCATCGGGCCCAGAATGCAGTCAGCCGGGTAAGGTGCCCTAGTAAAATAAGGCACCTCAGCCCGACTAGCTAACACATCAAAATCGTTGCGCCTTTGCGAGGCGTTCAAGTTAAGCGGTCGCACTAGCCCAGCTTCCCCCAAACTGAGCGGCGATGGGTAAACTCAGGCGTAGCGCTAGCGTCGAGCGCCACCCCCAGGTCGTCCATCTCTTCATGCACCTCATCAGTGAGCGCCACCCCCAGGTCGTCCATCTCTTCATGTTTCATCCAGACGTTGTGCGCTTTACGCGCCGCCTTCTCGATCTCCAGCAATCGGTCGATCTGGTACACCGGGGTTGACTTCATTCTGGGCCCGATGGAGTTCCAGTTTGCACGAGAAGCAAGCCCCTCGATGCGAAGCTCTTGCGTATTGCTGGCGTTTTTCAAACGCGCCAACACGCTGTTTGTGCTTTCTACCGACTTCACAGCATCGTTGATGCGCATGGCGTGTCCGCTAACTCGCGAAGCTAAGTTAGTGATGCGAAGGCGGTCCATAGCGCTAGTAGCTTCAAGCTGCTCTACTCTACGCTTAGAAGGTGTAGTACCCACCAAGCTACTGACGTGTTGCTCAAGCTGCTGGACGCGAGCTTCGAGCCGTTTAACCCACTCTTGCCCCGGAACAGTAGGAGCAAAGTTGGCGTCAAACTTACGCAGCCCGCCGATCGTTGCGGTTTGCTCATCCAGCAACGTGTCCTGCTTTTTAATACCGCGTTCGAGATTTATAACTCGTTGCTTCAAGCTACTGAAATCATGTGTTCGCATGTATTGCACCGCCGCCTCCGCGATCTGGTTCGCGAGAACAAGAGGTTTCATGTCCTGAAGCACGGGACTGCATTTGAGCACGCGGTTGTAAAACTCACTGAAGATTGTGAACTTGTGAGACATATCTCTAGGTTCTCCTACTTGACGCTAAAGATCAGCGCCGTATTAGCGATGACGTAACCGGTGATTACCCCCGCTTGCGCGTAGTACCCCTGCGCAAGGTACACAATCACCTGCCCAACAAAGAGCGCTGTCGCCGTCCCGAGAAAAAAGCTGGGGTGTGCGACGACGGAGTAGAGAAAGTTCATCGTCCCATCCCCCCGCTGATGAGGCCCGTGCTGGAAGCGAGTGTGTTCTTACGCATCTAGATGTTCCCCTTCTGTGAGAGTAACCTCTTCAACGGTGATCCTCCGCTCTTGAAACATAACGCGCGCCTTACGCATGACCGTCTGCCAAACCGGGTCTTTCGGTATCGTCAGGCAGACTACACGTATGATGCCCGCGCGCACGATATGCAAGCCGCAGGGATTGAGACAGGGTGGGTACGGCCATATGTAGATTGTAGCCCCTGGCGTGTTCTCACGCCCAGCCCACCACAACGCGTTATCTTCGGCGTGGATAGTGTGGGCGTGCTTATACGCGCGATTGTTGAGCCGCTGAGGAAGGTCCGCGAGCCCAGGGGGAAAGCCGTTGTACCCTATGCCCAGGCATTGCTTGTTCTTGGCAACGACAGCACCGACTTTAGTGCTGGGGTCTTTCGACCGCTCCAACGCAAACTTGCGCGCCATCCGTAACCAAGTCCAATCCCAGCTATCCATGCCCGCCACTCCCCAGAGGCCAGCATAACTCTCGATTGATCCGCTCTTCGAAAAACTTGCAGTGCTCGCCTCTCTCGTTTTCAGGTCTGCGCACGATGCCTGCCCTCCGTGTGAGCGTTCCGGTTCTTCGCGTGGAACGCGCCCGTATCGCGGATAGCATCAGCGCTAGCCTTGTGCCGCTTACGCCGAGCGAAGTAGATCGCCAGCCCATCCCGAAGGACAAGCGCAGCCCACCCGACGATTACGAAGATAGCCAGTATGATAAAGAAATCAGAGAGTGTCAGCATCTTCACCTCCTAGTGCCAGTCGCCGTCAGCCGAGTAACCTAGCTCGTACGGGGAGGCACGCGGAGAGAAGCAGCAACAAAACGAGCGCTCGTAAAATCTTCATCTCAACCCCTTGGTATCACGTGATCCCAAAAATGATCTAAAGAAAAGGGGGGGATGGCCGTGAAGACCACCCCCCAAGTTTGGAAGCAGGAGCCCCCCGTCCAAAGGCTTCTACCGCTTCCTCCGCGCCGAAAACTAAGTACGCTTCAGGCTCTCGGGGATGTCGAACGGATCGCCCTCTTCCTCAGGCTCGACGATACCAAAGTCCACCTTCGCGCCAACCTGCTCAGCGGCCCACGTGATAAACGCCATCTTATCCTTCGCGCCAAGGAGGGCGAAATACTCCTGTATGGTCTCGGAGATGGTAGCGTCGCCCAGCACCACCAAGCTCGCGGCCTCGTTCGAAACGACCTGGAACCCGAGATCGCCCGCAGTGCTCTTGATGAGATTGAGCGCCTCGTCATCCTTCATGCTCTGGATGGCAGTAGTCGCACGCTCGCCCGCAGGGATAGTTCGCGCCGGCCCAGCGCTCAGCTTGTCGCCGCCGCCCTTGCCGGCCTTACCCTTCTTCGCAGCCCGCGCCTTCTTGTTCGCCTCCTTGTTCTTGCCGCGAAGGTCTGCGAGCGCCAGCTTCGGATCATCCGCCGCACCAACAGCCGCGAGCTTGCGAATATTCTCGTAAGACGCGCCGATAGCCTCAGCCACGACGTTGCCCTCGGCCCACGCCTTAAAGCGAACGCCGCCCGCTTCACACGTCTTCTGGGCGTCAGCCAGAAGCAGTGCAGCGCTCAGCCGGAAGTCGTCGGCTTGAGTTTCGGCCTTCGACGCCTTCTCGAATTTGATGTTGATCTCCTTGGCAACCGGCTTCAGGCTCTTCTCGGTCTTGGCCTTCTCGACCTCGATCTTCGCCTTCGCAGCAGCCTTCTCAAGCTCCTTCTTCTCCTTGTCAGCAGCCTTCTTCGCCTCAGCCGCCGCACGGTCAGCAGCCTTCTTCGCCTCAGCCGCAAGCCTCTCGGCCTTCTTGACCGCTTCGGTCTTTACCGTCTTCGACCGCTCAGCACCCTTCGAGAGGGGGGTACCACGGAAGCTAGTAACATCTCCAATAAGATTTTCGAGGTTGGCCGCAGCCTTCGAAGTGGTATCAGTCTTCTTGTTCGCAGCCTTACGAGCCGCTGTTCCGCGAGTACGTGCCATCTTGAACTCCTTTGCCGCTCAGCGGCTCTGTGGTCCAGGTAGCCCTCTGGTATCACGTGATACCAAGTCTGAAGTCTGGGAGCTTCCCCTTCCCGCCTTCGGTTGAAACTGTACCCAAGAGCATAGCATGAAAAAATCGAGATTGTCAAATCCCTTATTTTGAGACGAGCGCCCGCTTTCACGCAGGCTGAGCTTTGGCGCGCTCCTTAACTTCGCCCGGCTTACTGTGCGCGTCGTAAGGGACTTGAAAAGCGTAACCGCAACCGTCAGCCCAGACGAGCGCGTAAGTGAAGATCGCGGAACCCTCGTGGATCAATCGATAGATATCTTGAGGTGGGCCTGAACCCTCGATGACCGCCCCAAACTTTCGAGCCTCCAAGTACACCCGCACAGCGTCATCGCCCTCAAGCCGCACAACCTCAAAACCCCGAGCCTCAAAGGAGAGAGGGTTAAACGGCTCGAAGATCTCGCACATAGGGTACAACTCAGCTTGGGCGACTACTGGGGACCGACCGAGAAACGCAACGACAACTAGCGCGGCGAGTAAGGCTCTAATCATAGCGTGGGCCTCCTTTTAAAAAGACCCCACGAGGGTATCACGTGATATCAAGGAAACGCAAGCGTCTTGGTCTCAAGTAAAAAGACTTGCGTTACTTGCGGATGTAAAGTACCCTTATTAGGTGTACCTTTTGCGCGGGGAAAATAGTATGGGATCAAATGCTCTACTTGAGGCGGCACTTGCGTACGCCGAAGAATACCACTGGCCGGTGTTTCCATGCCAAGCAGATAAGACCCCCTACATTGTCAGCGGGGTCATAAACGCGACTACAAACCTCCAGCAAATCCGAGACTGGTGGGACCGTTGGCCGCGAGCGAATATCGGCCTCGACGTAGGCGGCGCAGGCATGATGGTGCTTGACCTGGACCCAGGTTACGATCCAGCCGAGTTATCTGAAGTACTGCCCGACATTCCGGCCACCCACTTAAAGGCTCGAACTCCGCGCGGGGGCGAGCATTTATTCTTTGAGCTACAGCAGGACGAGATCGTCCCGCCTTCTGCGTCAAAGGTCGCGAAGCGCGTAGACGTTCGTTCGTTTCACTCATACGTTCTACTCGCGCCAAGCCGCACAAGCGACGGCTCTTATACGTGGGACGAGCAACAGAAGCCCGCCTTTAGAACGAACGAGATGGTTCGTCTAGCTGCCGCAGCAAAAGAGACGCACCGGGACCGAGACAACTGGATCATCGAGCCAGACTTACGCGAGAATAAAGAGCGAGCGATTAAATGGTTAAGAGAAGAAGCTAAGCTCGCCATCGACGGGCAAGGCGGCGACCACACAGCTTACGCAACTGCCGCCATGATGAAATCGTTTGGCATCTCTGAAGCGCTAGCGTTCGATCTTATGTGGGAGCATTGGAACCCCCGCTGTCTTCCTCCATGGCGCGCGGACGAGGTGGACCACTTAGAGCAGAAGGTGAAAAATGGATATAGCTACAACACCTCGCCCCCAGGTAACTGCACGGATGCTTATCAAACTGCTAAGGCAAGCCTACAATTTAAGCGCGTTGTTGAAGCTATCCCAGCAGGCCGTTCGCATAACTACGGGCGTTTCCGATTTGTCGATCGAGCGGGAGCGGAATTTATACGCCCGCCGACGTGGTTAGTGGATAACTTCCTACCCCAAGGCGGTTACGGGATGCTCATTGGCACGCAAGGCACGTTTAAGACGTTTATAGCCCTCGACGTAGGGCTGACCGTTTGCACTGGTGCGACGTGGCCCTGGACGAGCCTATGGCCGTCAGTACAGCAAGGCCCAGTTCTCTTCTGTGTTGGAGAGGGAAGGCCCGAATTTGCCAAGCGTGTTAAAGCGTGGGAACAAACACATTGGGGCGGCGACAAGGTGCCCAACCTGATCTTATCTGACCCCGTTCCGCTGATAACGGAACAGCTTGATCCGTTCCTCGATGGCGCGCTAGATATGTCGCCCGATGGGTATAGCTTAGTCATCCTCGATACGGTAGGCCGGGCCATGCAAGGCGTGAACGAGAACGCGCAAGAACATGCCTCAGCCTTTACGGGTATGGTGCAGAAGATACAGTATGCAACCGGCGCGACAGTCTTAGCGCTGCACCATTCAGGGCATGACAGCCCCAACAGGGCGCGCGGCTCGTCCGTCTTCGGGGCTGACGTGGATACGCTGGTTAGATCGGAGCGAGAAGATAAGCAGTTCAGGGTTAAGCTTCATATGCCCAAGCAGAAGGACGCCGCCGAGTGGATTAACCCCGTGACCGCAGTCTTAAAAGAGGTGGAGTTACCGGACGGTAGCAAGAGCCTAACGATAGTTAAGCCCGAGCAACACCAGGAGGACGGTCAGAAGAGAAGTGAGGAACTGGCGGAGAAATTTGCGAAGTCTACGTTTGAGATTATCGACAACGTAATCGCTCGCGTTCTCGCAGATAACAGACTAAAAGATTGGAGCAGCACGGATTTAGCGGAGGCGGTAGCTATGCAGCACGACGTAGACTTGTCTTCGAAGTCTCTAAAGAACAAATACTTTCCCACGCTCCGCGAGCAAACGGGGAGCAAATCAAACGCCCTCTACAATCCCATGAAAAAACGATGGCAATGGCGAACCTCTAAAGAGTAGGCGAAGAAAAACCCCGGCCCAATTAAGAGCCGGGGTTTTCTTATGAGTGGCGCGCGTTCGCAAGCTCTACCCAATGAAGTTTAAGCTTTGGCATAGTTACCTCCTGGTGATCCAAGTGTGCGCTACTCTCAACCCGAAGCCGATGCGATAGGAAGCCCAAGCGCACCAACTCCACGTAATAGCTTCGCGCCGTGAGAGGCAAAAGCCCGCGTAGAGCTTGCCGCACAACCAGCCTATCTTAAAGTAGGTGATGCGCCGCACTCGCACAGTAGAAGCGCTAGGGACAATAATCTCGTGCATCTTAAGCACCCCCTAAGTTAAACGATCTCTGCGCAGAATTGCCGCAGTTTACCGGCCAGTACGGGGCTAAAGCATGGGAAAAGGTAGTCTTCGCTTTCCGCGAGATCATTAAGTTGCCACGCAACGCGCTCAGGCACCCTATACGTTATGTCTTCGTCAGCACTCCACTCGATATCGGTGCCGTTTGCTTGAGCGCAACTATACAGCAGCTTCACAAAGTCGTCTCCACTTGAGGCATACCTATGCCCCACCCAATCGAAGGCTTCGCGCTCGCTTCTGTTCAGTGTCAGTTCATACATTTCACGCTCCTTCTTGAGACGGGTTTTTCAACGCCCCATAAGATTAGCATAAAAATGAGGCCTTAGCAATGCTGGGATAATTTTGGGATTTGCTTGGGATTTTATTGAGTTTTTTAATCTATCCCAAAATCAGCGCGTGAGTTATCCCAAGAAGGTAGGCGTGAAATCCCAAGCAAATCCCAAAATTATCCCAGAGCAAACCCGCACAAACCCTGGAAAATCCCAAATTAAGTCTAATTTATCCCAAAATTATCCCAAGCAAAATCCCAGCAATCCCAGACCTGGGACTATCCCTATAAGGATAGCCCAGGGAAGCTCACATAGATTTTTGCAATGTCGAAAAATTGGGACAGAGATAAAAAGCTAAAAAAAACCCCGGCTTAACATACGCTATGCCGGGGCGAAAACTAGGTGGCCGGGAATTACGCTTGGGGCGAAGTCCGGTAGGGTCTTAAGAATACTGTGCGGGACCTTGCATATCTTTCTCTTCGATAGAGCGCTAGCGCGTCTCCCTCTTTATCGCGTTCGTGCGCGTCTTTAAGCGCTTGCGCTGAGCGCTCGTGCGCAAGTTCGTTCTCAAGGCGTTCTGTAGGGCTTTCGCTCGAAAGGTTGCGCGCCATGAAAGCGTCAACAGGTAAAGGTTCCATTATGCAATCCTCTTGGTGTTAGGATAGAGCGGAGGTTCGCCTATCAAGTTGCAGAAGTAATTCACGACCATTTCTCGGACGCCTGATAGCTGGTCCCGGTTAAGGTTTGACAAATCATAGTGCTGTTGCCCTTTAGCTGTTTGCACAACTAAGGAGTGCTCGCCAGCACTCTTTCGGATTGTGATAGTGTGCATAGCTCTAAACCTCCACTAGGTTAGTTACAAGGTGACTAGTCGCTTCGTTGTCGTGTTCCCACAATACGTGCGCGAGAACATACTTCCCGATCGGCTTAAACTCTGTGATGGTCCCGACCATCTCACTAAGCTTGCGATAACCAAGCTCAGAACTAAGCTTTAAGAAACGCGTGCTAAACTTTACGCGCATCTCGATTGCGAGGTTATTGTGGCGCAATGTTATTTCTCCTATAAGCCTAGTGCGTCGCAGTGTACTCGCGACACGTGGTTAGCATCAGAGTATACGCTAGGGTATTTCTCGAAAACAAAGATGCACCAACTATCCCAAAGATATTCGGGCGTACCAATCTTTTCGAGGGTATTAAGGTAAAGCGCTATCTTAGCGCGCCGCCCCTTGATAGACTTGCGCTGACAATAGTTGTCGAAGACGCGCAAGGGCATGTTGAAGCGCTTCAGGTTATGAGTGTCCATGCACCCTGCTAACCCATAGGTAAGTTGTAAGACAAAGCCTGCTTTGGCCGGACCAAAGCCGGGCAAGCTTGCGACATATTCAAGCATGATTTCCGTTCGCTCGCGGATTGACCAGTCTTCTTGCGCGAACGTAAACTCTAAGTAGGAGTAGTTACGCTCGCGGTTTATATAGGCATTAGCGTAGGCGGCAAGCTTCCATCCATAGAGAACGCCTAATGCTTCGTCGCCACCTTGTTCGGCGGTCTCGACATTAGCAGGGACATTGTATAGGCGTGTTTGCGCAGTGATTATGACGAACTGCATAACACGCGCTAGGTTCTCGGGACATGCTCGCGCATATCGAGAGATAATCGGTTGATGCTTAGAATACATTATTCCTTCCTTTTCGGTTGCGGTTTGGCAGGCACTCAATAGCGCGAGCGATTACCTATCGCTCGCAAGGTTGAATGTCTAGCTAGTTAATCCTCACTTTACGTAAGGTTTCGCGGGAGACAGGCTTGCAAACGTAGTACCGTCCGAGTGGCCTCGGATGGTGAACTGTGACGCCTAGCGCTTCACATTTCGCGCGATCTTTGGCGCGCTCTTCGGCCAAGTGCTCTTCTGGATCAAAGGTGAAGGCTAGCGCGTTTTCGGCTTCGTCTTTTGAGGCTTCCTGAAAGTAGCCCAGGAAGTCCGGGAATTGTTCGCTTTCATCCCAGTAATGTAGGATCGCGGGGCGAAGCGACAGCAAGTCGTCGATGGGTCCGAGTATGAGAACACTTTCTTGAGTTCCCCACAGCACGGTTCCAAACTTTGCAGATAGTTCAGGGTGATGCTTAGCGTTCACTATATAAGACACTTCATCAATTCCAGCGTATCGCCCCGACAGCACGCGGAAGGGGATATTGTTAGTTTTGAGGATTGAACACGTCACTTCGGGCAACACGTCGGTCGCGAAGATTAGAAAGCTATCGCTCGCAACGTCACTTGAGCGTGGCGCTATATCAGGCATGTCGTTTCCTTTCGTGGCTTGAGTTTCATGGCTATGCCTCCAACTTTTCCATGTCTAGGCGCTCGTCTTCCCAATGCTCGGCGATCTCGTCGAAGTTGATGGGGTCAACGGTTTCGCCGTCGCGCGCCACTCATAAGAAAACCCCGGCGAACCTCTAAAGAGTAGGCGAATCTCCTGAAGGCTGTCGAGGTCTGGGGTTGTCCCGCCCATCACTTCGGCGAAAAATTCTCGGACGGTTTTGGCTGAAACCTCATGGCTGCGACGAAGCACGCGCATTTTTTCGTTGTCCAGGCCCTCGTCGTTGCCTACCCAGAGGTTGACGTTCCAGGTTTCGTAATTTGTCCATCCGTTGTAGTCGCTCATAGCGATCTCCCTAGTGTGTCTCGATTCTTGGGTTAAACTCAAGTAACTAAACACCTTATAGCATTTGTGTGCATTATACGCAAGCGCTTAATTTAAGGTTAGCAATGGCTAGCACATTAACCCATATCGAGCGCTCTAGCGTCGATCGAGCCTGATGTTGCGCCAGCATGGCCGGAGCGTGCATTTACTATCTTGTGCTTAAACCCTAGCGTTCTAGCGCTTAACGATAGCTCAGCGCTTGGCGCTCGCTTGTTGCGTGCGCACGCTGAGCGGCATCTCTAGCACGTCACTCGCTCAGCCCGAGCGTATCTGCGGATCTCTCGCGAGGGGGGGGGTGGGCTTGCGCTCGACCGACTTTGGGGGCGGCGCGGGGTCGATTGCGTATGTTAGGTCCAGATGGCCGCAAGAGATTTACGAAAATAAAAAAAAATAAAACGATAAAACCGCAGAATAAACTTATCCTCATACCGCAGAATAAACTTGAGGTATCACGTGATACCAGAAAATAAACTACGATTGACTTCCCCTCGCGTGTGCGTATATACTGGTGGGGGCTGGATGTCAGGGCGCTCAGGTCTCTTCCCCGCCTTAGAGCACCTAATCCAGTCCTTTCCCGCGCTAACCGGGTAGCGTGGGCGTCGGTCGGGGAGCAGGGGCACCGGGGTAAAAACCTCGCTCTGCTCCCCGACTGACACAACATGAAAGGGTTTATTATGGCTGGTAAGCGTGCGAGACCGAAGCCACCGAAGAAGAAGTTCGAGAAGGAAATCTCCTTTATGGAGCTTGCCGCAGTTGAGTATTTCCTTGAGGGTGGTCTGAAGAATAAAACAGAGGCTTGCCGGGAAGCCGGGTATGCGCACGCGCACGTTCAAGCTGTTAAGGTGTTCAAGAGACCCCGTGTGGTGGCCGAGATCAAGAAGCGGCTCGATGAGATCGCCAAGAAGCGTGCGGTCACTCCTTCTCGGATCATCGAGGAATACGCTAAGATCGCGTTCTCCAACCTGGGTGATCTTCTAGAGGTACAGCCGGATGGGTCTGCGGTTCTTGATCTCACAGATTTGACTGACGATCAGCGTGCGTGCATCACGAGGTTCGAGGGCGCAACGGATAAATCCCCCGACAAGATATCGTTCGCTGATAAGAAGGCGGCACTCGACAGCCTTGCGCGGGTCTACGGTATGTTCAACGACAAGCTGACGGTTAAGGGGTCTCTGTCCTTGGTGGAGCGTTTGCAGAAGGGTAGAGCACGGGTGAAGAAGAGTAAGGAGTAGGGGATTAAGAGGGGCGGAGGTACTGATGAGTGAGGTATCACGTGATACCACAGACGGGGAAGAGCTTAATCCCGACGAACAGCTAGCGGATGATCTGTCGCAGTTTTACGCGGACCCGTTGGGTTACGTTATGTATGCGTTCCCGTGGGATACGGACCCAACGGTCCAGTTGGTTAAGCTTCCTGAGGCATATCGAGGGCGGTTCGATAGCGTGTACGGGCCTGATGAGTGGGCTTGCGAATTTCTCGATGACTTGGGGGCTGAGATCGAGGATCGTGGGTTTGATGGGCAGACTGCGGTCGATCCTATCCAGTTCGCGACGGCTTCGGGTCACGGCATCGGGAAGTCTACCCTAGCTGCGTGGCTCATCAAGTTCATCATGGATACCCGCCCGTTTGCTAAGGGTGTTGTCACCTCGAACACGGCTGAGCAGCTTCGGACGAAAACCTGGGCTGAGGCGGGGAAGTGGCATAAGTTATCTCTGACTTCTCACTGGTTCGACTACAACACGGGGCGGGGGGCTATGTCCCTCGTCCATAAGGACCACAAAGAGACGTGGCGCGTTGATGCGCAGACGTGTCGAGAAGAGAACTCTGAAGCGTTCGCTGGGCTGCACGCGGCCAACTCGACGCCGTTCTACCTCTTCGACGAAGCTAGTAACATCTCCAATAAGATTTTCGAGGTTCGAGAGGGGGGTACCACGGACGGGGAGCCTATGACCTTCGACTTCGGCAATCCCACTCGTAACAGCGGGCGCTTTTTCGAGAACTGTATCGGCAAGTTCAAGCATAGGTATAGGGTGCGGAAGATCGACAGCCGCGACGTAGCGATCACCAACAAGGCGCGACTTCAGGCGTGGGTAGACGACTATGGGGAAGAGAGCGACTTCTGTAAGGTGCGGGTGCGCGGGGACTTCCCCTCTGCCGGGTCTCAGCAGTTTATCCCGACTGAGATTGTGACGCAGGCGATGGAGCGGGAAGCGCCGGGTGTCGATCTTCTTAGCCCGCTCATTATCGGCGTTGACGTGGCTCGGTTCGGGGATGACGAGACTGTTATCTATCCGCGCGTGGGGATGGATGCGCGTTCGTGGGCACCGACGCCTGGAAACGGTCGGTATCGTGGTTTAGATGCTGTCCAGGTTGCGGCGAAAGTTATTGAAGTCGTTAAACGTTTCAAGACGATAGGTAAGAGCACGAGCGCAATTTTTGTTGATGAGACGGGGGTGGGCGGCGGCGTGATCGATATCCTGCGCCACCTGGGGTATGCGACGATAGGTATCAGCTTCGGGGGGAAGCCCACCGATACGATAACCTACCGCTTTAAGGTCGATGAGATGTGGGGAGAGTTGAAAGACGCGCTCAAGACCAGTCTCGCGATACCTGGGATGCACTCTAAGGGGGGCGTAGACTTAAACAATCAGTTGACCCAAAGAGAGTATGCGTATACTCTCTTGGGCAATAAAACTAGTCTTGAAAGTAAGCGCGATATGAAGGCGCGTTTAGGGGGTGAGTTTGCTTCTCCCGATATTGCAGATGCTCTTGCGCTTACCTTCGCTCAAGATGTTGCCCTCGCCGTCGATCCGCAGCTTGCTAAGCTTCAGCAAGCACCGATGCAAGCCCAGAGCGAGTACGACCCGCTCGAACAAGAATGGTGATGTAGATGTGTTCTTCAGGAGTGAAAAAAGCTGCGAAAGTGGTGCTTCCTGCCGTTGGCGCTGCGGTAGGCTCTTATGCGGGTCCCTGGGGGACCGCCGCTGGGTCTGCGTTAGGCACTAAGCTTGCGGGGGGAAGCACTAAAGAGGTCCTGGCGAGTGCGGTTACTGCGGGTGCGGGCCATTACGGGGGCCAAGTGGGCACTGCTTTAGGTGTCGGTAACGTAGCTGGTACGGCTGCGGGCACCGCTCTAGGGGCGACAGCTATGGGAGCAGACCCAGCGATGGCTTTGACGCAAGCGGCGGGCTCGGCGGCGGGTGCGGCGGGGGTAAATGCTTGGGAAGGCAATAACGTATGGACGGGCGCTCCACCCCCATACGCCTCCGACATATCACAAGCCGTACAGCCCGCCTTCTTGCCGTGGCCTGCGCGCCATTCTGTGCCTCCCGCGAACCCTGCTGTGGCCCCCGCCTTCTTGCCGTGGCCGAACGTCACGCCTCCTGCCCCCGGCTATGCCTCAGCCCCTGCTTCAGGGTCGAGTGGCGGCACGGTGCTTGGCGTCCCGCTGCCATCGATCGGCGCTCTTCGCGAAGGAGGCACGGGCCTTCTTGCGGGGATGGGTATGGGTATGGCTGGTGGTGGTGCAATGGCCGCGATGATGCCGACGCCTCCTACGCCTACGCCGCCTGAGGGCCCTGGACGTACACAAACACCTTCAACTCCGGTTTCTGCGCCCAGCCTTAGCGCGGCTAGTCGTAACCTCGTACGGCGGCGAGCGCTTGCGGCGGCAGGGCGTAGTCGGCCTATCGCTACCTCCCCGCAGGGGATACTCTCGCCTGCTTTCGCCACGCGCAAGCGTTTGCTTGGTCGCTAGTGGTATCACGTGATACCAAGGAGCCTTCTGATGGCTGACACAGTGCTACGAGACTTCTACCAGCGGCGCGTATCGTCTTTGCGGACGGAGCGGCAAAGTTTCATAGACCACTGGAAGAGTGTTGCGGAGTTCATTAAACCGAGACGTGGCCGGTTCTTTACCTCAGATCGGAACAAGGGTGATCGGCGTTGGGCCAGCATAATCAACAGTAGGGGTACGCAGGCTCTTCGTATCGCGCGAGCGGGCCTTCTGTCTGGCACTATGTCTCCCTCGCGACCTTGGTTTCTTCTCGTACCTTACGATAAGGCGTTGCTGGAAAACCACGCAGTTCAGACGTGGCTCTATAAGGTGCGCGATATCATTCTGGAGGTGTTTAACGACAGCAATTTCTATAACATGGTCCCGACATTGCTGGAAGAGCTTGTACTCTTCGGCACGGGGGCTATGTTCCACGTGGACGATTTTGATGATGTTGCGCGTTTCTATACGCACACAGCCGGTAGCTATATGATCGACCAGAATGAGCGCTTTCAAGTTCGTACCTTTGCTCGCGAGTATGAAGCTACGGTCGAGCAGCTTATCGGCCAGTTTGGGAAGAGCAACGTCAGTATGTCGGTCAAAGATAAGTACGATAAGGGAGACTATGGCGCTTGGTATCCGGTTGTGCATATTATTACGCCTAATCCTCGTGCGGATGCGGGTAGAGTGGGGATACGTAATGCAGCGTTTCGTTCAGCGTATTACGAGCCGGGGAATAACGATAAGGATAAGTTTCTAGAGCAGTCTGGGTTCTATGAGTTTCCTGTGTATACCCCTCGTTGGGAGTTGACGGGCGAAGATATCTACGCAACGAACTGTCCCGCTATGACTGCGCTGGGGGATATTAAGGGCCTCCAGATGGAAGAGCGTCGGAAGGCGCAAGCGATCGACAAGCAGGTGAACCCGCCGCTCCACGGACCCACCAGCCTTCAGAACCGGCCAGTGTCTAGTTTGCCTGGGGGGATCAACCTCTACGACACAGGGCCGGACAGTAGGGGGCTGCGCCCCGTGTATGAGGTTACTCCCGATCTTCGGGGGATGATGGAAGATATCAACGCAGTTGAGAGGCGTATCGACGATGCGTTCTATGTCAACCTCTTTCTCGCGATTACGGCGATGGAGGGTATTCAGCCGCGTAATCAGATGGAGCTTAGCGAGCGTAACCAGGAGCGTCTGCTCCAATTAGGCCCCGTCTTGGAGCAGCTTCACGGTGAGCTTCTGAACCAAGCAGTCACGCGCGTTTTCAACCAGTGCGACCGGGCGGGTGTCCTTCCCGACGCACCTAAGGAGCTTCAGAGCAAGCCCTTAAAGGTGCGCTATATCTCCGCGCTCGCTATGGCGCAGCGTGCGGTAGCCACTACGGGTATCGAGCGCGTGGCCGCTTTCACGACCAGTCTTGTTGCGGCCCAGCTTAGCGACGGGAAGAAGTTTAATGCGGATCAAGCGGTGGGTGAGTATGCGCAAGCTATCGGTACGCCTCCGGGGATTATCGTACCTGACGATATTGTAGCTGAGCAGCGTCAGGCTGAGCAGCAAGCTGCGCTAGCACAGCAGCAGACTGAGACTATGCAAGCGCTTGCTAAC